GCTAGGTTGTCTGTTATAACTTTCTAGATATTTTCTAAACACTTTACTGCGTTCTCTACGCAACTCAATGTTTAGGTGTTCTAGTATTGCTTCAATCTCTTGTAGTTGATTAAAGCGATGTTCTGTAATACCAGGCAAGGCAGAACTAGATCGCTCTAGACTGCCTTTAATCCTGCATTCATACTTGGCTTCTTGTAGTTCATTTTCAAAGTATTGTATAGAATCTACAATGACTCCTAAATCACCAACAATTTTATTATACCAAGTACTCATTTGTTAATACCACTCTCCGTCTTCATCTTCGTCAACATCATCTAATCCTTCGTCATCATAGTATGTAACTATTGCAGTTTTCATAACTTTATCAAACTCATTCTTATAAAGATGTATCTCGTTTATGTCAAGTGTTTCATCAAAAATTCGTAGCAAACTTTCTGCTACATGTAAGCGATCCTTGGAAGGTATGTGAGGTTTCACAATCTCCCAAGATTCACTAAGTAGTGCAACTTCAGGACTCATCAATTAACTCCTCAGATAAATCATCAATTTCAGGTTCCAAATCGTCAGGGTCAATCTCATCTTGAGATGCCTTAGGATTTTGTCCCCATTCATCTATAATTACCTGAAGTTTATCTCCAGTCCAGCCTTTTCTGAATTCTTTTATTTCTTCCCCTGTTACAGGTGAAATATAAGAAAGTTTGTTTCCTACTTTTTCAACAACGCCTTTTGATTCTAGCATTTCCAATAGGCCACTATATGGATCCATGCCATGCTCATAAGGTATCTTGATTTGTACGCCTTCAAACGGTTTACTATAACGTGATTTCATCACCTTACATGCGGCTCTAATACCTTGTACAGTAGTAGTTTTATTACCATCAAGATCCTCTTTGAGTTTGAGTTTCTTCATAGCAACAACAATACTACTTGCGTATATAAAGCCTTGTCCGCCACTGATCTTATCATCTGGATCAAACATATCCTGTGATGCATAAGTGTGGTTTGTTGCAATCAGTGCAATAGGAAAAGGTGCAATTTGGTTAACTGTGTTTCTAACCAAAGCAGTTAATGCCTTTGGCTTTCTACCCATATCACCTTTCATGTCACCTTTTTGAAACTGATCAACATCAGTGGGGGTTAACAACATACCTAAACTGTCAATTACGAAAACAAGTTTAGGCATTTCGCTGTATTCCAAGTCACCATAATTGGCTTTGTAGTCTTTCATAAACTCTGAAATGGCTTTTGCTACATCATCAATCATGGATACTGAAATACGCAACAATTTTTCTGGGCTTGTATCAACATCAAGTGCCTGTAGCCATTCTTCGTCGAGTGCGTTCTCTGAATCGAACAACACGACTTGACAGCCTAGTTCTTGTGCTGATTTAACAAGGTTACCAGAACAAATAAATGATTTGCCAGAACCTGACTCACCTGCGAACACACTGACTTTTCCTAGGGGAATGCCTTTATTGAAATCGTTAGATATCAAATAGTTTAGTGTGTAGTTGCCAGTGCTGATCCAATCCTTAGGATCGAAGAAGCCAGCACTGATGCCTGTGATGCTTTTAGTCAGTCCAGTTCTGAACTTGGTTAAGTCAAATGGTTTCTGCATGTTAACTCCTTAGTTTTGTCTAGAACGAATCATGCTAAGAATATCCTCAGCAGATTTCTTTCCGGAATCTCCTTCTGCACTAGGTGCGGCAGGAGCAGGAGCAGGAGCAGTCTCAGCAACTGGTGCTGGTGCTGGTGTACTTTCAACTACTGGTGCAGGTGCAACTGGAGCCGGAGCCGCTTGTGCAGGAGCACTAGTAGCCGGTGTTGCTGTGCTTGGAACTTCTACACCATATGGCTTGTAGAAATTACCCCATTTAGCAGGATCATACAATTCTCCTTCAACACTTGCGTGGAACATTTCAGCAATGGCTTGATAACCTTCTGCTGTAGGTTGTGCTGGTAAAAAGTCTTTCAAGTTAAACAATCCATATTGATCGATTGCCGCAAGTTGAGGTTCATCTAAACCACTCTCTTTACGAGCCCACTTTGAAGTTGAGTAATCTGCATACTGTCCTTTTGTGGTTTTTGTAATTCTAAAATCAGTACCATTAACGTAATCAGTTGGAATATTTTCCATATCTGGATCCATTAATGATGCTTTGATAATGTTAAAGATTTGAGGGGAAATAACAAATCTACGAATTGGGTTTTCTGGTGATTCTTCTGATAGAGGATTCTCAGTAACAAAGCCTTGGAAGATATAAGATCTTTTCTTCCAGTACTTTCTTCCCATGTCTTCTAGTGAAGCATCCTTAAACCATGGACGTACCTCAGTAAGTACAGGACAGTTGTCACCGTACATTTCACCACACGGTACTTGTACAGTTACAGGTTTATTTTCGCCACCAACAACACCTGGAAAAGTGAGTCGGATCATTTGACGTTCTACCCAAAAGAATGCATTGTCAGTATCGCTGTCAGGCAAGAACCTCAGTGTTGCTGAAGTACCTTCGTCAATATTCCAATGTGGGTAAATTGCTTTATCGCTCTGAGTTGAGCTGTTGGAACCAGGCTTTGATTCCATTTGTGCTAGTTTAGCACGGATTTCATCTAATTTAGAAATTGCCATAATGTTTCTCCTTAATATGCCATGTTTGCCATGTTTTGTAATGCGACATGCACTACTGCTTTTCTATTATAATGCCTAGATAGAAAAAAGTCAACCTTTTTGTTAATC